TACTTGAATTTTGTTTGCAGAATACATAGCTTACAGCTTTGGTCAAACGACCATTGTAAAGCGGGTGGTACCCTATGGTCTGCCGTCCCCTCACGGGAACAGCGGAAATAGGATACTGCTTTATACATATATTTCAAGGTAAAGGTTGGCATCACTCTATTTATAGAGGATCCGTCCAATACTACCCGTAACCGGGACCGTTCGTCTCTCTTAAGAGACTTGGCCCAGGGAGGTGAAATAACCTACCCGTTTAAAGTAATAAAACCATGAAAAAAAACAATTTAAAAAATTCTTTCTTTTCCGGTCTAAAACTCTATTCGGATGTGTATAAAGCAGGTTCTATGATCTCACTTTCAAATGAAAAACATTTGAAGTTAGTACTAAAGGAGATTGGATGACGTATAGTCACTCTTTCTCTGTTAAGTACTAAGGAGACTTCCCGGTTTAGAATGTTACACAACTTCGGAGTCTTTATCATGAAAATGACAAAGAATCACGGAGAAGTGTATACCGTTAAATACCTTAAAGCCTGTCAACTGTGTATCCAGAAAAAGTTAGCGGGACAACCTTTCTCATCTATGAGAGAGATTGAACCGGACTTTAACTTTCCGAGATTATCAAAAAGTGGTCTCCCTACTGTAATTAAAACTACAGATAGGGCTTCCATTTGTAATGATAGTTATCGAATAATAAGACTGTGGTTATCAGTATTCTCTATTTATAGAGTAATAAAGATTCCTTTCAGTCCAAAATTGAATACTATCACGGATAAATTCTCGGGATCCGATATCCATCTTCGCGATTTTAATATGTGACTTGAATCTAATTCTCGTCATATTTTACAAAAATTTCGAAGTTTTGGAATCGAGGATCTGACTAGTTATAAGATTCTTCCTATAACTAAGTCTTCTCCTCATGGATCAAAAAGTTATCGTCATATAATTACTAGCTTTATGGGTATAGAGGCCAATGAGGCTCTCTTAACTCATATTGCGACATACTTATATGTAACTAAATCTGAGAACATCAAAGTTCTGTTCAGGAATATTAAACATATTGTTACAAAGTTTAGTATTCCTTTCCAGGTTGACTACAGTCAATTAGGGAAGCTTTCTTTTAAAGAGGAAGCAGCAGGAAAGTTAAGGGTTTTCGCTATGGTTGATGTAATAACTCAATCCATACTTGAACCTTTACATTCTTGTCTGTTCGATCTATTTAAGAAACTACCTAATGATTGTACCCATGATCAAGATCGTGGTGTTAAATACGCTCAAGATCTATCCATTAAATATGGATGTTCTTTTGGGTTTGATTTATCTGCGGCTACGGATAGATTACCTATCTCTTCTCAAGTTTCCGTTCTGAATTCCGTTTTCGGGAATCATATCGGTACACTTTGAGGGAGAATACTTACTGATCGTGATTATTATATTCACGAGAATGAGTATGGTATTCCTACCGGGCCAATACGCTACGAAGTGGGACAACCAATGGGAGCTCTTTCCTCCTGAGCAATGCTTAATTTAGTTCATCATATGATGATACAATTTATAGCAGTTCATTTGGGAAAAGTTTCCAGAGGTGAATGATACCTGGACTATATAGTTCTAGGGGATGATCTCGCTCTTTTTGATAAAGAAGTGGCTGATCGATACCTTTCGTTGTGTAAACAACTTGGGGTAGGGATTAACCTTTCAAAGTCAATAGTCGCTGAGAGACGTCCCGTTCTAGAATTTGCCAAACGTACTTCGATTAATGGAGTGGATGTTTCTGCTCTTCCGTTTAAGGAAATTATTAGTTCTAATAATTTCTTTGGAAGATTAGCAATAACCACAAGATTAATTCGAAATAAGTGAGGTAAAGATATGTTTAAGCTTCTAACCATTGGGAATAGACGTAGGGTAAACCGCCCTATCGATTCTATCTATCCAATGATTGGATTCTTAACACAACTATATCAGAACAGAATTATTCCTATAGAGTCAGTTTTAGCACTTATTACTCAAAGAGATAAGCCTTTAAGTTTCTTCGGTCGAAATATCAACTGAATGAAACCGGGGCCTATTTCTAGAGTAGTAAGAGGATACTTTTCTACTGGGACAGTAAATAAAAATTTACTACCTCAGAAAGATAGATTCTTTGCAGTGACTAACTCAGTTATATTTAAAAATATCCTTCTCCATCGTATTAACAATATTGTTAAGAAGATTGATGGGTTAAATTTAATTTATAACAGGATGGAAATCGTTAAGACCCTTAGTGGACTTGAAGACTTGAGCGAAAAGGAATATATGTATATAAGTCCTTTTGCTGATATCTTTTTTGTCGAAAAAGGTAAGTCTATTCCGAGCCTTAGACTTTTAAATCAAGGTTTGGATATCGATCTATCCTTAGGAAAGGGTTACACATTCAAGGTTATGACTTATAAACTACAATATCTTAATGAATTTAATAATAATACTAATTATTATAATTCACAAGGGTTTATAGATTTAAAGTTAGATACCTTGTTACGTCATCTTGATGTTCTGAACAATCTAGTAAAAACTCTCGAGTTTTATAGAGATCAGAAGGATGCTAATAAGGATGTCATTGACAATCCTCTTAAAATCCTAGACTTTATAAAGGATATTCATAATCCTAAATATAAAGTTGAATCTGACTTTGTAAAATTCGATGATCAATACTATGATAGTTCGATCACCTTTGACAACGCTCCGGGTTTCAAACCTCAATTTGATTTTGATCGTAAAAATAAAAAACCTTCCATATCTTTTGATTTTGGAGAGAAAAATATTTTTAAATGATAAATCAGATTGGATCTGATCGCGGTACTTGTAACGCGGGATGTGGTAAAATAGAGAGACTCGGCCTTGTAGATATGTCTACACTGATCGAGAAGACTCGCCTATTAGTTCGCTAATATGGAAAAATTGAGAGAGTTAATTATTCTTCGGAATAATGAACAAGACTCACCCTCCTCCGTTAAAACAGGACTTTCTAAGTCGGTAGTTTCCAGCATTTCCTTTAT